CACCATAAAGTAATCCGTAGTTTCCAGTGTCGACTGTTTTTGTTACTGTTGCTGTTACCTCTGTCGCCCCTGTAGGCAATGCAGAACCAACATTTACTGCACTTGGTGCTTCGGTCGTGCCTTCTAAGAAGTACCACTTTACTCCCTCGGTACCTGTACCCATTGTGATAGTAACATTTGTTAATCCTGCGGTAGTAAGTTTTGGCAATTCTGCAGCCGTGAAACCAACAACTCCATTGGTATCTGTTGCACCTGCAAGGTTTACTGCATTGGCTTCTAAAAGAGATACTGCACAAGTATTCACTTGCTCATCAAATAACCAACAGTCGTGCACAAGCCTGCCCATCAATTGGTCGGCGTCGTATAGCTCAGAATTAGCTGCTTGAATTATTTTTGTGTTGTTGTGTTTTTCAATCGCAATAGCTGCACCTGCTCCAACGATGAGCCAGTTCATTTCGCCTGCAAAAAGTTTAGCTGCAAAACCGCCTGCCTCTTTGAATGCGTACTCTGTTTTCATTCTCAAAGAAGGTACGGGTATAATAGCTACGCCATCAAGTGAGTTTACTTTTAAGGTAACACCATTCTGCCCAGTGATTTCTTGTGTTTCCATAGTTCGGTTTAATTCGCTTGATTGTGTTAATGCTTGATATGCCTTGCCTGACATAAAACAATAAAGCTGTTCTTGCTCGCCTACAATGTTTTGGATATGCCCAAAGTCATCGTAAAGCTTTGTGAGGATAGTAGCTTTGTTTGGTGTGTATTGTGTGATACGTCCATTAAGCCGTGCAATGTCTGCGTATAACGATGAGTAGCGTGCAGAGTCAACCTCGGGTGCTTCGTCTTGTTTTGCAAAGACTGCTAATGCGTTAGAAGTGTTTAAGATACCCGCTGTTTCATCTTCGTCCATTGCGTCAATACCAAACTTGAAGCTTCGGTCAAATCTAAACCTTTTTGTTTGATAGCTAAACTCTAAAGATGAGCTTGCATAACCGCTTGTTCGGTTATAGTTCCCTAGCCCTTTTGTTTTGATAACGGGAATTTTTACTTCATCGCCACCGACGAATTGCACTCGTGAAGAGTTTGCGGAAAGAATTCCAGAAGTTAATGATGCAACTACTTTCTCATCTAGTATCTGTGAAAAAATCTTTGCCCGTGCGTTAATTGTGTTTGTAGGTAATGCCATAATATGCTCCTGTTCGGGAGCACAAAAAAAAACGGCTCCCTAAAAATATTGATAGACAATTAGATTGTCTAACGGTTTAGGTGCCGTAATCCACTCCGAAAAGTTTTACAAGCCTCGGACTGCTTGACCTTAGATAATGCTAAGCCATTTATTAAAATGTATCATAATGCTTGCACGTTGTCAAGCCAATCCTGCACCTTTTCTCGCCAAGGCTAACAGTCTTTCTTCTTCACTTATCGTGTCGCCTCCGCTCTTTACTCCAAGGTCTTGTATTCCTGCCCTCTTCACAAACTCTGGATTCTCTTTGATAAAGCCCGCAATCTTTTCAGCTGTGGTCTCGCCCTCATACGCTCCGATTAGTTTAATCACTCGCTCAATCTTTTCTGGTGCGATACCTTGAACCATCGCCTCTGCTCGTGCTTCTGCAATCGTTGCTTTTTGCTTTATTTCAGCAAGCTCTGCTTCACGTTCAGCAAGTGCCTTTGCTGTTTTCTCTGCCTCGGTTAATTGTGCGTCCTGTAGCTCTTTTAATTTCGCAAGCTCATCAACGTCCTTTACTCCTGCCTGCTTTAATAGCTCACTGCGTGCCCGCTCTAATTCCTTAGCCACCCGTGCCGAGATTTTGTCATTCAAATCTTTATCGGTGTACTTTTTTTCCTCTTGATCTACAACCTCTTTAACAGGTCCCACTGTAACATTTTCTGCTACTACTTCATCGGTTTTAATTTCATCAGCCATTTATGCCTCCTATTTGTTCACGTGCTACTTCACGTCTACGCCCTGTATCTTTCAAGAAGCTTTTTAACACCTCTTGCTTTTCCAATATCTTAGCCTTCTGCCCTTCCATCTTTGCTCGTCTTATTTCTCGCTCCAACTTCCGTTGCTCTTGGCTTTCTTCGTACACTTTCCTATTTTCTCGTTTCCCATACGGTTGCCATGTTTTTTCCATGCCGTCTCTAAACGGTGCCATTGTGTGCCTACAGTTTACTCCAAACAATCCTGCTGGCTCTCCGTAACTCGTACTGCTAAACGGTGGGTACTTTGTGCTTGTACCACTCAAGCTGTAAACCAGCCCTTGGTCTGCCTCGCATAACGGTCTTGCTCCAAGGTGTGATGATACCTCAACCAAATCCTCGCCATTCTCTTCGCAATATTCCATCTGTGCCTGAAAGGCTACCTTATTGCTTGTGCTTCTTACCAAAGTTTGTGCGTATGCCTCTGCTGTCCATTGCCTACCGCCTCGGTCTTGTATCAAGGGTAAGCCTTTGCCTATCCAGTTCTGGACAATCTCATCCATTGCCTTTCGTCCGCTGTATCCCAAAGCTTGCTTTGCTGTGGCAACGTTTACTATCTCGATATATTTTTGTCCCATGCCTTTAAGCATACCTTGGTACAAGTTTTCAAGTTTGCCGTAAACTGTCCGCTCAAAAAGTTTCAGCGTCCGCTCCATGTCTTTGTTGTTTATCATATACGGGATAGTCGCTTCTTTATTCGTGCCGATGATTTTCTCCATCGCACGCTTCTGGATCGCCTTCTCTGTCTCGGCAATTATCGTGTCCATGTTTTTTTTGATAGCGTTTCTGTTTGCATCTTGTAACAGTCCAAACCCTTGTAGTTTTTCTAGTTGCCATCTTGCCGTGCCTATGTCGCCCTTGTTTAGTAACGTGAGTAAATTTTTAAGCATATCGCCCTGTATTTCCCACAAGAGTCGCTCATACTTTATCATTCATCGCCCCACAATCCGACATCAACCACTGCTCGGCTATCTCGTATCTGTTTTGCTTTGATAACGGCTTCCTCTTCACTTAGTCCGTCTAGTTCAATAAGTGCGTCCTCAAGTAGTCCTGTACCTGCTTGTACTCGTGTGTTCCAGTAATTAGCTCGTGAGTTTCTGTCCTCGATTACGCTGTCGTCCCAGTCAATGTAATACTCCATGTTTGTTGTTTTAATTCCGCACTCAGCTCCGATTATTTTAAGACTGTCTAAAAAGTTTAGTATAGTGTAGGTCAAAGAGTTTTCAATATTCTTTTTCATTCTGAAAGTCTTTGAGTTTTCGCTTATCACCTCGGTTGCTGTTTTCATGCTCTTACCGTCAAGTGATAAAAAGCTATCACTACAACCGCTTTGTTTTGATAGTATCGCAAGCAAGGTATTTATCGTCTGTGTTATCTCGTCAATCCGTAAATCAAAGTTTATCGCTGTAGGTTGCATACTCTCTTTCTCGGCGTCGTCAAATGCTACGTATACTTTCTCGTTCTTATCATAATATGCCATGCTCGGCTTGTCATTTTTACTTGATGGAAAGTGTCGCTGTAGCATACTGTGCCCGATAATTATCTTTCGCCCGCTTGTGATTATTTCCTCGGTCAAATAATCGCCTGCCATGTCTAACTGTTGTATAGTGTCTACTGCCGTGCCAAATATTGACATACCAAATGGAGAACCCATGGAAACAGAGTTAGCTACTGGTGTTTTCCAAACCTCAAACATCTTTGACGGAGCAATCCACAAACTCTGCTTTATTCCTGCCCGTGCTGGCTCTACCTTCCTATAGTCCTCATTGCCGATATTCTCGTACACTTCTAGGCTTATCCTGTACCCGTCGCTCTCTTGCCTGTGTTGCTCTATCACTTTATACTCTTTGTCATCGTGTACCGTTGTAGATAAAAAGTCTGCTTCGTATACTCCTCGGCTGTCGTATGATACGGGAATAAAGTCCCCTGCCTGTACCCAATCTATAACAAGCTCGCCATCTTTCACAAGCCACTTCACTACGCCACTGCCTAAAGCTAAAGCGTACTCAAGCCATACCCTCGCATTCTCATTGAACCTGTTTTTATCCAGTAGCTCCCGTACATCATCATCGACCCCAAAAGTTGGAGGCTCGGCAAAGACTAAGCCAGCAAGCTCTTGACATAACATTTTACCGCCATTCATTAAAAATCGGTAGTTTGTTTTCTTGCCACTTAAACCTTGCGTTGTGTATGTTTTCCACTTCGGCTCGCCTGTGTAAATATCTCTCCAATAGTTTATTAAATTATCGCCCTCTACAATTTTCCTTGGTAGCTTTTTACCAAACAGTTTTAGCCAAATACTCATTTATTCGCCTCCTCGTTTATAGACCTGTGCCATTGCGTACCTTACACAATCGATATGGTGGTCTTTCTGTCCCTCAGGATACGTGCTTATTATATCACCGTCTTTGTTTACTTCATAGTGATAGCCGTAAAACTCATCCCATGTTCTCGGACATAGCTCTTTGTTTATATGTATTGCTGTCAAACTCTGTAGCCACTTGAAAGAATACTCCCTGTACTTTTTCGGCTTGTTCATTCTCCACCCATAGTTTATATAATCGCTTATACTCTTTGGCTCTGCTATGTCTGCACTTAATAAAACATTTAACTCGCTCGGGTGCTTCGGTTTCTCGTGATTGTAAAACTCCCATGTCCTGCTTGTGATATGCTCAAACAAAAGCTCGCTTGTTGCATCGTTCCCTTTTTTATAAGCGTGTAGCTCATCAAATATAAAAAGCTCCCTCGTGCTAGGTTTATATGCCATGCCGACATAAGCCCATGGATCTGGATAGTATCCCCAGTCAACTCCATGAAAGTAGTAGTCAAAACCGCTTCCGTCTCCATCCCACTCTTTCAAGTTTTCAAATACGTCCAAGCCAGTGCCTGTCGTTTCGCCCATGTACTCGTTCAAGTACAGTCGTTCATTCGTTGCTTTAAGCCACTCCGCTTCCTCGATAAACTTATCACCAAGCCACGACTTGCGTATGTCTTTATAGTTCGTTTTTAGTATAAGCCGTTTCGGTTTGTTTATCAATACTTCTTTATTGCACCAATTGTCCCTGTTTGTTGGTGGATTGAATGAATAAAATATCCAAAACTTATGTCCACCTCGTCCGACCGATTGCGTGATACTTCGCACCTCGGCAGGTGTAAACTCTGTCAACTCTTCAAACCATAGTATGCCGATATAGCCCGTCTTGGTCTTAATCGATTTTATGTTCCTGTGGTCATTCACTCCTTTGAATAAAACACGCTGTCCTTGTGTTTCAATTCTCATAGGTGATACTGTAGACCTGTAGTTAAGCTCTAGCATATCACAAGCCCACTGCATCTGGTCAAATACTGAGTCCCTCAGCGTATTATCTTTTTTCCTTAAACATAAAGCGTGTACATCTGGATTGGTCAAAAGTAGGTAGGCAATCATCAAAGATATTGTTGACGACTTTGCCGAACCCCTCCCGCCGTAAAACATAAATTCTTCGTAATTCCCTTTTTCTAACTCCCGAAAAGCGTTATTGTAAACAGGTGAAAATAAATCGTTACTATTCATCTTCTCCTAGCTCATCGATTAACTTTATCTCTATGCGTTGTGGTGTTTCGTTTATCACCTCGACCTCATGTCGGTCTTGCCACTTGAACCTCGCTTTCATGTTAAATATCCACATTGCCGAATTTATCGGCTGTTCAAGTTCACCTAGCATTCCTGCCTGTCCTATTTTTGCCCACCACTTTTCGGCTAACTCTCTGCCCTTTTTATAGGTGTCGGAAAATTCTGGCTTTTCTTTTACCCATTGGTAAAAAGTATCTCTGTGTATATCTAGTTCAACACAAACTTCAGCTACAGTTGCACCGCCCTTAAACA